TGCTGCTCAGCTAAACAACAGACCGAGAAAGACACTGAAGTTCAAAACACCGAAAGAGATAATTGAAAGGGGTGTTGCATTGACAGATTGAATCTACAGTAGCCTTTTTTAATATTTCATTTTCCATTTCAATACGTTGTAGCTTTTTCCTGAGCTCACGGATTTCAATTTGTTCCGGGGTAATGGGGGAGGCTTTTGGTGTTTTTCCCTGCCGCTCATCACGTAATTGTTTCACCCATCGCGTCATTGTGGAAAGGCCGACATCCATAGCGCTGGCTGCATCTGCCACGGTGTAATTCTGGTCAACGACCAGTTGAGCGGATTCGCGTTTAAACTCTGCGCTGAAATTTCTTTTTTTCATTATGGCACCTGTGTTGTTCTGAGGTGAGCATATCACCTCTGTTCAGGTGGCCAAATTCAGTAAACCACTTCAGAGGGAAACGTTCAAAAGCAACCGCCGGGAAAATGAAGGCTGAAGGGCAGAAAAAAGGTTATCCGGACATGAGTCTCGATAAAGCATGCGGTATTTATCACGGCATGCGAATTGAGCTTAAAGAACCAAATGGTAAAGCCCCGACGAAAGAGCAGATCGCCTGGATGCGCAGGCTTAGAGAGGAAGGTTACTACGTCGTTCTTGCGTATGGTGCAGAACAAGCGATAACCGCCATCCTGGAATACATAAGCCTTAAAAAGGGTGAGGCTATTGAGCATGTATTGAACGGCGACAAGTGGTTGTATGCTGCTTAAAATAATAAATTAATTAGTGCATATGTGCTCTTTGATATAGCGCACATTAACATCGGGAGAATAATTGTGTCATCCAAGGCTAATTATGAATCGCTGGCATCGATCATGCCGCGTAATGAACAGGAAGCAGATGCTGTAGTGGACCCGGTAATCGCTGAAATGAATGCTCGCCTGGAGGCTGAATTTGCAGCTGAGAATGAACATACCACCCAGGGCGACTAGGACTGTTTTTTGTGTCGGTAGCGGTCCGTCACTCACTCGTGAGGACTGTGCTGCTATAGAAAAAACTGGCTGTTCAATCATCGCGGTTAACAATTCCTGGCAGATGTTCGATGACATTTATGCCTTATACGCCGGTGATTTGTCATGGTGGAAGCAATACGGATCCACCATACCGGGAGGGAGATTCCGCAAAGTGACAGCCAACCTGGCGGCGGCGAAATCATTTTCGTTGGAGTACAGGCGATATTGTGGACCGGCTGAAGGGGTTAATAGCGGCGCGCAGACTATCAGTCTGGCGGCTGAATCAGGGGCTGAAGTAGTTGTATTAGTCGGCTATGACTGTTCTCTGCAAAACGGCCTTCATTGGCATGGAGCACACCCTCAAGCCCTACGGAATCCTACGCAGGTGTCTATTTCAAAATGGCAACAGCAGTTCCTGGATACCCGCAAAAAACACGCAGATTTACATATTTTGAATGCAAGTAGGAGCAGTGCAATTCAATGTTTCCCAAGAATAAATTTAGAGGCAGTGATCGCGTTATTATCGTCGGCAGTGGCCCAAGCGCCGCAAACTTTGTTGCGCCGCGCGGAGTGCCGATTATAGCGGTCAATGGGGCCATCGACTGGCTGAACCGCGCTTCTTATTTTTTCACACTTGATCCATCGCCAGACAATATGCGGCGCGTTGGTCGTGGCCGCCGTCGCCGTGGTGTTTGTTATTGCATGGCACTACCCGATGTTAAAGAACGTGAAGTCAGAGATGGCGTTCTGTGCTTCCGTCGTGTGGCTGAACGCGGCACAGAGCCAAAAAATACGAATTCTCCCGAGTGGTGGGCGTGGCGCTGGTCCGCACATTTCGGCCTTTGCGAAGATGAGAATGAAATTTCCAGCGGCAATAGTGCATATGGTGCTCTGAACCTGGCTTTCCATATCGGATTCAAACATGTAGCCCTTGTGGGCGTTGACGCTACGCAAGAACTACGCGTTCACTCCGGCGGCACGCCAAAAAATCTAAGTCACCTGCCTTTGTTATTCCAGTCTGCGCGTGAACAGATTGACGTTGTTTCATGCGGGAAAATGGGAGGTATTCCGCAGATGACTCTTAAAGAATGGCTGAAGAATACATGATGGCACCCACAATTTATCACCGTATCGACGGTACCAAATACAGGAATGTCTGGGTTGTTGGTGATCTGCATGGTTGCTACACCAGACTGATGTCCGAACTCCATCGTGTGGATTTTGACCCGGCGCAGGATTTACTGATATCGGTCGGCGACCTTATCGATCGCGGTACTGAAAATGTCGAATGTCTGGAACTATTGCAGATGCCCTGGTTCAGGGCAGTGATGGGGAACCATGAGCGGCTGATGATTGATGCGTTAAGTCCAGATGGCAACGTGAATAACTGGCTAATGAATGGCGGACAATGGTTCTTCATGCTGGACACTGATCAGGAAATATTAGCCTGGGCGCTGGTGGAGCTGGTAAAGCGTCTGCCCTATATCATTGAGTTGAACACCGGGCAAGAAACTATCGTTATAGCCCATGCCGACTATCCGGATAATGAATACCAATTCGGTAAGGAGGTGCCGCTTTTCAACGTTGTCTGGGCGCGCGAGCGTATCAGTGATTCGATGGATGATATTGGTGGCGAAATTTCGGGCGCAGATCGTTTTATCTTTGGTCACACTCCGGTGAAAAGCCCGAAGACATTCTGGAATCAGCAGTATATCGACACTGGTGCCGTATTTTGCGGAAACCTGACATTGATGAAAGTGAAAGGTGATGGTGCAGCATGAAGATTGCTTTAGTTTTTCGCTCTGGTGGTGACTATAACGCTTCCGATGTGCAGTGGCTGGTTAATCAACTGCCAAAAGGCTATGAAATTATTTGCCTGACAGACCTGAAGCGTTTACATGTACCTGGCGTCAAAGTTGTCCCATTGATCAACCAGTGGCAAAAGTGCCGTGGCTGGTGGGCGAAAATCGAGTTGTTCCGACCGGATATAACAGATGATCTGTTCTATCTGGATTTGGACACAGTTATTGCCGGTGATATACGCCCAATCCTTGAGAATCCACCAACCAGCTTCACCATGCTTAGGGATTTTTACCATCCACAATATCGTGGTAGCGGTGCCCTGTGGATACCAAATAGTGTAAAAGCGCATATCTGGAGTTCATTCTGGCAAGATCCGGAAGGTTGGATTTCTCGTTGTGTCACTACTGAGTGCTGGGGTGATCAGGGGTTCTTACGGAAGGTTATGGGCGATGATACACCAGCATTTCAGGATCTGTATCCAGGATGGTTTGTAAGTTACAAGGCCGATGTTGTGGAACCTGGTTCAAAATATGCGAGCGCGCGTTACTCCAGGGGGAATGGGGCATTACCAAAGGACTGCCGAATAATCTTTTTCCACGGCAAACCGCGACCTCGCGAAGTGTCAGAGGATTGGCTTCCCCTTATTAGCTCGTTTTTTGAGCGAGAATCAGAATAATATTGCTCTAATAATTCCATATTTTTAAAACGTGATGTACACTCATCACGTTTTTTATTAGAGCAATCCAAAAGGTGCACTATGTGGCCATTCCGACGGAAATATCACTACTGGCTGATCGCCTTTGTTACGCCGACCGGCGGTATCAGGCATGTCATCACCAGGTATCGCAACAAGAGACTCACCTTAGCCAGAATTTTACAGGCTGCCATAGGTGAGGGACTGGATACAAATTGCGTAGTCCTTCCTCCTTCATACTTAGGAAAAATGACCGAAGCACAAGCTAATACGGAACTTTGAAATGAGCACTTCAGCACAAAACCAATCAATCGAAAATGTATCTATCCCTGATGTCCTGAATGCCGGTATCCCGGCCATTATCCAGAACATCCGGGCCGCGCAACGCCGCGTTAGTTGTGATGACCTCACAGCACGTTTTTTTGATAATGCGGTTCAGTCAGCGGAGATGCTTCACGCACAGCTTATTGATGTTTATAACGCAGAAGCTGATAGCCATAACTCCCTGGTAGATGCAGCTGAAAATATGCAGTTGGATCTCGGTCTGAAGGGTAAAGAAATTGAAGAGCTTCAGCTGGAAATTGAACATTTGAAACGCCAGCAACAGGACGCGATCGACGATGCGACGCATGACGCCAACCAGCGTGCTGATAATGCCGAACGTATAAGCATTGAGCTGGAAACAAAACTCAATGAAATGACCGCGATGGTTGAACTGCGGAACTCACAGATTTCAACGCTAAAATCTCAATATAAAGAGATCATGAAACTTGATCCTTTTAACCTTGAGAAACGCTATAACAAAGCTAAAAGCGAGCGACAGGAACTGCGTAAGCAGGTCGCTGACCTTAACCAACAGCTCAAAAAAACTATTAAAGATGCAAGCGAAGCGCGCGTGGCATTTGCTAATAAAAAAGCAGAGGTTACTGCGCTGGTTAATGAGAATGCCAAATTTGCGACGCTCAAGAAGGAAATGTATGGCATTACTGAGCGCCGTTTCCCTGCAAGCAAACTTCATCCGACGTTAGGGCAAATCTCCTTCTTCCCGCGCCTCCTGGCTTATGGGATCTCATCGCCTAAAGAGTTCAATAACGAGCGTCCTTATATCGTTTCTAAGCTGGACTTTGCTTATCAGTTCTGCTGCGACATGGGCTATGCCATTGATATCCGGATCAACGAATGGCTGATGCCAAACTTCCAGCCGTTGGCCATTTTCCGCGAGTTCCAGCCGGAAGGTTGGGTAGAGTTCTTCCATGAATTGATCTGTAAAGAGATGGAAAGCCGCCGCCCGGAACTGGTCCGTCGAGTTGAGTGGGCGCAAGAGGTTATGTTGGCAGAGGCAGAGCTGCCGTTCGAACCGGAATTTATTGATAATCTGGCAGCTAAAGGGCTGCATACCCTGTTTGATGTGGTTACCCGCCGTCATGAGCAGTTGGTTGTCGAATTGGGTTTAGAGGAAACAGCGGCAAGAAGACTTCTCGATGTTTGCTATGCACGTAGCGATGCATGGGAAAAAGAGAACGGCGGCACTATTTACGTTCGCTGATAGTTACAGTGTCACTTTTAATGCTGGTGGAGTGCTCCCACCAGCATTTTTTTCGTCCAATGAGGAGGGCATTTGAGTATTTTCAATAAACACGCACACCAGGAACGTCCGTACATCGTCATAGTAGATATTGATGGGACGATATCAGAGGCAACGGAAGACAGGCTGCATTTACTTCCACCACCTGGCAAAGGTGCATTAACAGAGCACTGGAACGAGTTTAACCTTGCCTGTGACACTGATGCTCCCATCACTCCAGTTATTGATATGGTGCGCCAGTTATTTAACGTTTACACGGTCTGGTTTGTAACCGGGCGCTGTGAGATCGCAAGGGATAAAACACGAGCCTGGCTGCGGAAGTACGTAACAAACGGGGCTGAGCCTTTGCTATCTATGCGTCCTGCCACCGATGACAGAAATGACGGTCCAGCAAAGATTGATCTCCTGAAGAAAATTGGTCTAAGTAAAATTGCGTTCGCGCTGGAAGATAAGATTGAAGTGGCGCGTGTGTTCAGGAGTCATGGCGTACTTACATTAATGGTCAGGGAGTATGAAAATGCGCTTCTTCATCAACAATAATTGTTCTAATAAATCTTGATTTTTAAAACAGAGAAAGTAAAAATAAAAACATGCCGCAAGGCGCGGCATGTTTCCAATCAATCACAGGAGCTGAAAATATGAACACGGCATTCAAAATCATTATGGCCGCGATCTATTTCTGGCTGTTCTCTATCACTTTTGACGGCATCGTCGCGCATGGGTAAGGGGAGTATATTAGCCATTTGGAACCCCACGAGCTCTTGCGGGTTTAATTAAGAACCCGCAAGAAAAACACGAATTGGGCTATATTTTTCCGCCTACGCCTTTAAACTTCTCAATAAACGAGACGATTTTCTGGAAAACTGCCTGTTTTTTCGTTTTATATTGCGGATTCAACGGACTAAGTTTTGGTAATGTTTCGTTTAATTCTGTGCCATTTTCGGTGGCGTATTCGCGTTTTAAAGACGTGCGAATATAGCGTTTTGCTGCATCTTCATTGAGATTTTCTTCTTTTATCAATGCTTCTGCTTCACGTTGCTGTTCGCGTTGAGCAAACGTAAAGAATGCCTCAATGATACTGGCTTTGTCTGGTAAATCATCCAGGTTCGTTTGCTGAATAAAATCGACCACCAGGCCCTCTTTCGCCCGGTTCCCCAGGCTTGAACGAATTAAGCGTTTGACCTCTTCGATCATTTCGCCCTTGCCTTTATTTTGTCTGTTGTGTTCGAAAATCAGTCCAAGGATATAATCCAGGTTTATTTCCTGAGACTTCAGCAAATCGACCTCAAAAACCACGTCATCCCAGTCAGTGGTTGATTTTTCTTTTTTATCAGCTTCTTTCTCGCGGCGCTGCCAGTCGCGAATATCGTTATAGGCAGAACGATAATCCTGAATCTTGCGATCAGCAGGGAGACGAATTGTTTGCAATTCAGCGAACTTTTCATCATCCACATAATGTTCTGCTTTGAATTTTTCTACCGCAACAGGATCGCTAAGATCGATTTGTTGCAGGGCTTTTAGCGTGGCAAATTCATCATAGTTTTGCAGGATGTTCTCGGCACGCAGGTATTCGCCAAACAGTTTAACGAAGTCTTTCTTCTCTTTTTCACTTTCAATACTGGTAGGGTCAGGGAACCGTTGTTCCAGTTCTGAAACTACTGTCATGAAGCCGCGTTTAGCTTCACCAGTAGCAGCATCAGTAAAGCCTTCCATATACTCTGTATAACTCTTTTCTAACACCACATTTTTGGTGTTTTTGTCACCAAACAGCGTTATGGCATCAATAGTTGAGCGTTCCAGATCCCGGAAAGTGACGATATTACCGAAGGTTTTAGTTGCATCATAAATACGGTTGGTGCGGGAAAATGCCTGCATCAGGCCGTGAAAACGCAAGTTTTTATCGACGAATAGCGTGTTCAATGTTGGAGCATCGAAGCCGGTTAAAAACATCCCCACGACAATTAGCAGATCGATATCCTGATTTTTAACCCGCTGGGCTAAATCACGATAGTAGTTCTGAAAACCGTTACTGTCGGTGCTGAAGTTAGTTTTAAAATGGCTGTTATATTCACGAATTGCAGCGTCCAGAAACTCTTTAGCACTGCTGTCCATTGCGCTGGTATCAAAAGTTTCATCGGAAATTTCACCAATGGCATTTTGTTCTTCATTAGCGGCAAAGGAGAAGATTGTCGCAACACGCAGCGGTTTATAGGTAGCCGATTTATTAGCGGCTTCCTCTTGTAACCGTTTAAACGTCGCATAATAGGCTTTTGCAGCATCCACGCTGCTTACTGCCAACATAGCATTAAAACCTTTTGAGCCAGGGAAGGTACGGTGGGTTTTCTGGCGGAAATTATTCAGAATATATTGCGTGATTTCCTGAATACGCATGGGATGAAGAAACGCCTGCTGATTTTCAGCCGCACTTAGTTTTTTCTCGTCAGTTTCTGTCTCTAAAGACTTAAACTGTGGCCGCACATCGTTGTAGTCCACCTTGAATTTGAGCACTTTTTCGTCACGAATCGCATCGGTAATTACATACGAATGCAATTCACGACCAAATACGCTGGCGGTTGTTTCTGAGCCTAAGGCGTTTTCCGGGAAAATAGGGGTGCCGGTAAAACCAAACTGATAATAGCGTTTGAATTTCTTCTTCAGGTTTTTCTGCGCTTCTCCAAACTGGCTGCGGTGGCATTCATCAAATATAAACACCACTTGCTGATTATATACAGGCAGGTCGCTTTCTGCTTTCATCAGGTTATTGAGTTTCTGAATAGTAGTGACGATAATTTTGTTATCGTCCTTATCCAGATTTCGTTTAAGGCCTGCGGTATTTTCCGAGCCGTTGACGCTGTCTGGCGAAAAACGCTGATATTCCTTCATGGTCTGGTAATCGAGGTCTTTCCTGTCGACCACAAAGAAGACTTTATCAATAAAGTCCAGCTCTGTTGCCAGACGCGCGGCTTTAAAGCTGGTGAGGGTTTTACCAGAACCGGTAGTGTGCCAGATATACCCACCGCTTTCCGGTTTTGACCAGTTCTTCGCTGTAAAGGAACTCTTAATTTTCCACAGAATGCGCTCGGTGGCAGCAATCTGGTACGGTCGCATCACCAGTAGTGTCTGACTACTGTCAAACACGCTGTAGTTCACCAGAACATTCAGCAGAGTATGTTTCTGGAAAAAGGTGGCGGTAAAGTCTTTGAGGTCTTTAATCAGCGTGTTGTCTGATTTCGCCCAGTTCATGGTGAAGTCAAAACTGTTTTTATCGCGCTTTGTCGTGTTGGCAAAATAACGGGTATCGGTGCCGTTGGAAATGACGAACAGCTGCAGATACTTAAACAGGGAATTTTCGCTGTTAAAACTCTCTTTACTGTAACGATGTATCTGGTTGAAAGCCTCACGAATCGCCACCCCGCGTTTTTTTAGTTCGATTTGCACCAGCGGTAAACCATTAACCAGGATCGTGACGTCATAACGGTTAGCATGAGAACCCGTCTGTTCAAACTGCTGGATAATCTGCACCTTATTGCGCATGAGATTCTTTTTATCTATCAAATAGATGTTCTCAAGTCGCCCGTCGTCAAAAATAAAGTCGCAGATATAGTCGATATGGATTTTACGGGTTTTATCCAGAATACCATCGCTGGGGTTGTCCAGATACTGCTCCGTGAAGCGCCGCCACTCGCTGTCATTAAACATCACACCATTGAGGCTCTGAAGCTGTTCCCGAACATTGGACAGCATTGCCGACTGTGATTTTACGGAAATAAATTCATAACCCTGATTCCGCAGGTCCTGAATCAGTTCACGTTCCAGGTCCGATTCGCTCTGGTAGCTGTCGCTTGTTTGCTCAGCTTTGATGTACTTATCAAGGACGATAAAGTTATTGGATTCAGCAATGGTGTGTGTTTGATGAGTCATAGCGCATCCTTTGTGCCGCCTGGCAAGAGCCGGAAGGGCGTTAAGAGTGACTTCCGGCGCGTAAAAAATAGTCTATATACTGACCGGGTGTTAAGGTGGCCCGATCGGTAGCAATGGTCAATTAATTACTGACAGTTTCAGGTTTCGGGAAACTGAAAAGTAAATCACGGTAGTATTCGTATTGTTTCTGGCGCAACTCGATTTCACGCGGAAGGCCTTCGGTGATGGAGTTTGTCAGGTTGTAAAATTTATCCATCGTGGCGACGATATAAAGTTGTTCATCGTATGATGGGATAGGTATTTCAAATGCTCTCAACGATTTTAAACCTAAGTTTTTAATAGTTGAACCTGTTTTTTGATTTTCAAAATACTGTTTTGCGTAATTGGTTTGCAGGAAATAGAAAAGATATCTAGTGTGGAGTTCAGGTGATTTAATTTTAAAATAGGCCACAGACTTACCGAGTACGATCTTCTCATTATTGTAAAAGGAAACATTTCCAATTGTGCCATTAATTGACAGGAAAACAGTATTTATTGGGTCAAAATGAATTCCGTGTTTTTTAAACATAGAATCATTAACCTTTTTTGTGTTATCGTTAAATGATATTTTTTGATAGCCTAAATTGTTTCCATTGATAAAGAAATAATCACCGTTGGCGTCATATTCTGGAGTACCATGCAAACCGTCTCCAATTACACATAGCTCTCCTAATTTCAGACGTTTAACATCGTGGGCACCAAAACTAAATAACCGGTCGCGATAGTAGTTGTACTGTTTTTTACGCATGTTAAGCTCAGCGGTAAGCTCAGCGGTAAGTGCAGTAAATTTGTCCAGAATCCGAACGATTTCAGACTGGATGGCAAGGGATTTTTCCGGATTATCCGGGCAGGGGATTGGTACAGGTATCTCAATTAATTGTCCTTTAGTTAATTTTGCCCTTCCTCCCCCGGTAAGGAAGGGAAGGAAATTAACGATGCATAAATAATGATATAGAAATCTAGAATGAACTCTTTCTTTTCCTCGTACGACATGAACATGGTTGTTTGCCCAGAATTTACCAGTTGCATATTGAATTGAATAATTTTCTAAACTAGCCGAGCCATCTTCTGCAATTAAGACATATTCACCATCGTGGGTATATCCATCCACATAGTCTTGAATGTTGTTAGCACCATAATAGGGCGTCTCGCCTGCAATGCGCAAAGAGGCTTTTACTGGCTTTCTTCCATTATTCGCTATTTCGAAGAGTGAAGTATCACCAAGATTTCTCCACTCAACTTCAACCCCATCCAGCAATTTTTCCAGATAACTTAACTCGCTCATTTCTGCACCTCGCAGCCTTCAATTTCAGCCACAATCGCATCAATATCTTTACGCAACAGGTCGATTTTGCTGACCGTGGTTTTCAGCTCTGCGTTCAACTCAGCAATATCGATAATTTCGCGGTTATCTTTCGCTTCCACATAGCTGCTCACCGACAGGTTATAGTCATTAGCGACAACGGTCTCAAACGCGACAGATTTCGCCAGATGAGCAACATCTTCCTTGCTGGCAAATACCTGCATAATCTGTTCGATATGGGCATCGGTCAGGGTATTGTTGTTAGTTTCTTTTTTAAACAGCTCGCTGGCATCAATAAACTGAACTTTGGTATCCGTTTTATGTTTAGACAGCACCAGAATGTTTACGGCAATAGTGGTGCCAAAGAACAGATTCGGTGCCAGTGAAATCACGGTTTCGACATAGTTATTGTCGACCAGATACTGACGGATTTTCTGCTCTGCGCCGCCACGGTAAAAAATACCCGGGAAGCAGACAATCGCAGCACGACCTTTGGCAGAAAGATAGTTCAGCGCATGTAGTACAAAGGCGAAGTCAGCTTTTGATTTGGGGGCCAGAACGCCAGCAGGGGCAAAACGTTCATCGTTAATCAGCGTCGGGTCATCACTGCCAATCCATTTCACCGAATATGGCGGGTTAGAAACGATGGCATCAAACGGTTTTTCATCTCTGAAGTGCGGCTCAGTCAGCGTATTGCCCAGCTTGATATCAAACTTGTCGTAGTTGATGTTGTGCAAAAACATGTTCATACGCGCCAGGTTATAGGTCGTATGGTTGATCTCCTGACCAAAAAAGCCTTCTTCGATGATATGGTCATCAAACTGCTTTTTCGCCTGTAACAACAGCGAACCGGAACCTGCGGCTGGGTCGTAGATTTTGTTAACGTGGGTCTGCCCGTGCATAGCCAGTTGTGCAATCAGCTTAGAGACATGCTGCGGTGTAAAAAACTCGCCGCCTGACTTACCAGCATTCGCCGCATAGTTAGAAATCAGGAACTCATAGGCATCGCCGAACAGGTCAATCTGATGTTCGTTGAAGTCACCAAGTTTTAACCCTTCAACCCCTTTCAGAACCGCAGCCAGGCGGGCATTTTTATCCTTAACGGTGTTACCCAGGCGGTTACTGGTGGTATCGAAATCAGCAAACAAACCTTTGATGTCAGCTTCTGAAGGGTAACCGTAAGCAGAACTTTCGATAGCAACGAAGATACTGTTTAAATCTGCATTCAGTCTGTCATTGGTATTTGCTTTCGCAGCTACGTTGCAGAAAAGCTGACTTGGGTAGATGAAGTAGCCTTTAGTTTTGATGGCATCGTCTTTAATGTCATCAGTAATTACGCTGTCATCCAGTTTCGCATAACAGATACTGTCATCACCGGCTTCAATATAGCTGGAAAAATTTTCGCTGATAAAACGGTAGAAAAGTGCGCCCAGAACGTATTGCTTAAAATCCCATCCATCGACCGAACCCCTGACATCGTTAGCAATTTGCCAGATTTGACGATGAAGCTCTGCACGTTGTTGAATACTTGTCATTTTCATCCACTTATTTCAGGCTTATGTAATTGGATGTGATTCTACAGCAACTTGGATGCTTTAGCAGTTCGGACATTAGGCTACGAATGACCTGCCTAGAGGTTTGTTAAGCCGCAAAGTGCTGGTGCTTTATGCCTGTGAAGTTTATAATTGTGTACACATAACGAGTACACGAGGTGTTTATGCAATCCATTAACTTCCGTACCGCGCGCGGCAACCTTTCTGAAGTGCTCAACAATGTTGAAGCCGGGGAAGAGGTTGAAATCACCCGCAGAGGCCGTGAGCCAGCAGTAATTGTCAGCAAGGCTACTTTCGAAGCCTACAAAAAAGCGGCGCTGGATGCTGAATTTGCATCCCTGTTTGACACCCTGGACTCCACCAACAAGGAACTGGTTAACCGATAATGAGGCATATATCACCGGAAGAACTTATTGCGCTTCATGATGCGAATATAAGCCGCTACGGCGGCCTGCCGGGAATGTCAGATCCGGGCAGGGCAGAGGCCATTATCGGGAGAGTCCAGGCCAGAGTTGTGTACGAAGAGATCACCGACCTTTTCGAAGTCTCCGCCACCTACCTGGTGGCTACTGCGAGAGGGCATATATTCAATGATGCCAATAAGCGTACCGCGCTAAACAGTGCGCTGTTATTTCTACGCCGTAACGGGGTGCAGGTATTTGATTCACCTGAACTGGCAGACCTTACTGTAGGCGCTGCGACTGGCGAGATATCTGTATCTTCTGTCGCCGACACGTTACGTAGATTGTATGGTTCTGCGGAGTAGATTAATGGCACGCAAATACAACAAATTGTCCCGTGAAGCGTTAAAGATGCTTCTTGATGGCGTGAGTCGCCGCAAGGTAAAGCAATACCTGGTTGGTAAGCAAATTGGAGTCAGGACCGCTATTGCTGTGTTATGCCGTCAGGAAATGGTTGCGCTTAAACAGAGAATGCCGGGCAGCAGATAAAGCCCAATCAGTGATGAAAGGTGTGATGTGAAAGCCGTAATTACTCCCTTTGTACAGAAAGAGCTTGGCCTCGCCACGTTCAAAGTGGATCAGGAGGTCAGAAAGCTGGTGGAGGCTGGCCGTAAATTTATTATGGAGCCGGTGCCGCGTGAGTTAATCGAGCACATGGAAGACGGCCTCGTTGTTACCGAGCAAACCATGGCAACAAATGAGGCGTTGCAGCCGTTTTTTAACAGCGATGAACTGTTTCGCCGTATTGGTGGAATTGACGCGCTGGTGGCGTGGTTGCGTAGGAAAGAGGGTCAATGCCAGGCCGCAGATCGTAGTTGGTGTGACAACCATATTGTCCACGCTGAACGAGACAATAGCGCGGTGTTGTTGTGCTGGCATCACGATAACCATTATCGGATGCGTGGTTTTAATGAGCTGAAAGAAACGCTGCACAATAATCGCGTTAACTGGATACTGGATGTCGCCCGTCAGGAAATGGGCCTTTCAAATAGCCATGATTTAAGTATTCAGGAGCTGTGCTGGTGGGCTTTCATGCGCAACATGATGCACCTGATGCCGGAAGAAGTCTGCCGCATATCAATAAATAAGATGAAGGCTACTCCGCAGGATAGCGGACCTCTGAAAGAGGCGGATATTCGCCCGTATGACGATCGCGCTACAGCATATGTTCAGATGATGGAAGAACGCGCCGCGCCGATGCGTGCAAAAGTATGCCCTGTGGATGTTGACTCCGACCCTGGCATGGCGCATTTCAAAATACCAAAACTGCAATCGCTAAAATTACCTGAGTACATGGACTTTGTTGCTTCCCGTCCATGCTGTGGGTGTGGAGCTGCGGGAGCTGGCGCTCACATTACGCCTTATATCGTTCGTCATAGTCGATTATGCGCGCATGACATTTACGCAATTCCTCTGTGCCAGTCATGCCAGCGTGATATTGAGCGTGACCGCGATAATTGGGAGAAGACGCACGGTAGGTTGGCGATGCATCAACGATTGTTCTTTGATTACGCGCTTGGAGTGGGCGTTATCACAAGTCATTCGTCGAGTGTTAGATAAAATTGCTCTAATGTATTGCTATTTCTTTAATCGAGGGTATTATATTCCACGTTGATTAGTTGACATGGGCTAATCAGTAGGTGACAGGATGTTACTTAACTGGCAGGGACGCCACTTCATGGAAATAAATCACTCACGAATAACATCGTACGAGATTGCGGATTACATGATCCGCACTAAATCTCTTCTATCAGCGAAAGAACTCGCAGCAATTCTTGAAAAGGAATACCCGCATCTGGATGTCGATAAGCGCGATGTTTATCTGCGCTTAAAGGCTATCGCTGTGTCTAAGTATTCGTCTGTTTTGATTGATGACAGTACACGCCCACGTAGATTTCAGATCCACTCTCTGAATCCTGAATTCTTTCGCCGTAGCCGCGCTCCGCGCCGGTTTGATGAAAAACTCCAGAATGAACTCTATATGACGCAGGACGAAAAGGAACGCCGGGAGCACCAGCCTTGGGTGATGGCGCGTCAACTTTTCAATAAGGTGGTCCGTCAGCACCGTCATTACGGTAATGCCACATCCGCACGTATCTGATTGATTGCTTGCCCGTTCCGGGCCTTTTGACATGTGACTTTCGTTACCCTCGCGTCAAAAAGAGTTTTTACGAAAGGAAGCATAAGTGACCTGGGACGATCACAAGAAGAATTTTGCTCGCCTGGCGCGAGATGGTGGTTACACCATCGCACAGTATGCCGCCGAGTTTAATCTTAACCCTAATACCGCACGTCGTTATCTCCGTGCCTTCAAAGAAGACACCAGGACTGCGGACAGCCGCAAGCCAAATAAGCCAGTCAGGAAGCCACTAAAAAGCATGATCATTGATCACTCTAATGATCAACATGCAGGTGATCATATTGCGGCTGAAATAGCGGAAAAACAGAGAGTTAATGCCGTTGTCAGTGCCGCAGTCGAGAATGCGAAGCGCCAAAATAAGCGCATAAATGATCGTTCGGATGATCATGACGTGATCAACCGCGCCCACCGGACCTTACGTGATCGCCTGGAACGCGACACCCTGGATGATGATGGTGAACGCTTTGAATTCGAAGCTGGCGATTACCTGATAGATAACGTTGAAGCGCGGAAGGCCGCGCGCGCTATGTTGCGTCGGTCCGGGGCCGATGTTCTGGAAACCACTCTTCTTGAAAAGTCTCTTTCTCATCTCCTTATGCTGGAGAACGCCATGGATACGTGTATTCGCCTGGTGCAGGAAATGCGCGATCAGCAAAAAGACGATGATGAAGGTACTCCGCCTGAATACCGTATCGCGAGCATGCTAAACAGCTGTTCCGCGCAGATAAGCAGTCTGATCAACACCATTTACAGCATCCGGAATAACTATCGAAAAGAAAGCCGGGAGGCGGAAAAGCACGCTTTGTCTATGGGGCAAGCTGGCATTGTTAAGCTGGCATACGAACGAAAGCGTGAAAATAACTGGTCAGTGCTGGAAGCAGCTGAATTCATCGAGGCGCATGGCGGGAAAGTGCCGCCCCTGATGCTGGAGCAAATCAAAGCAGATCTGCGTGCTCCTAAGACAAATACCGATGATGAGGAAAGGCAAACTGCCGTCGGTGGCCCTTCTCTTGAAGATCTGGACAAAGTTGCGCGAGAACGGGCCGCCAACCGCCGCGCCGATGCTGCATTGTGGATTGAGCAACGTAGGGAAGAAATCGCCGATATCGTTGATACAGGCGGTTATGGAGATGTTGATACTGAAGGTGTATCAAACGAACCATGGCTGGAACAAGACCTGGACGAAGACGAGGAGGAAGACGAAGAAGTTACCCGCAAGCTATACGGGGATGATGATTAATGGCCAGAAGTTGCGTAACGGATCCACGTTGGCGCGAGCTGGTGGCGCTATATCGTTATGACTGGATTGCGGCCGCTGATGTTTTGTTCGGCAAAACACCTACCTGGCAGCAGGATCTGATTATTGAGTCTGTGCAGGAACAGGGTAGCAAGACATCTGTTTCGTCTGGCCACGGTACCGGGAAATCAGACATGACTTCTATCATGATCATGTTGTTCATAATCATGTATCCCGGTGCCCGAGCCATTATCGTTGCGAACAAAATTCAGCAGGTAATGACCGGTATATTCAAGTACATCAAGATAAACTGGGCTACTGCCACCAGCCGTTTTCCATGGCTTGCTGATTATTTTGTTCTGACAGAAACCGCTTTCTATGAGGTTACTGGTAAAGGTGTATGGACTGTAGTACCGAAGGGCTTTCGTCTGGGAAGTGAAGAAGCTCTCGCCGGTGAACACGCAGATCATCTTCTGTATATTATCGATGAAGCCTCCGGTGTCAGTGATAGAGCTTTCGGTATCATCACCGGTGCTCTTACCGGACAGGATAACCGCATCTTATTGCTGTCACAGCCTACACGCCCAAGCGGCTATTTCTACGATACACACCATAAACTGGCCAAGCGTCCTGGTAACCCTGATGGCGTTTATACGGCGATCACGCTTAACAGTGAGGAATCACCGTTGGTAACGCCAGCATTTATCAAAATGAAGCTGGCGGAGTACGGCGGGCGTGATAACCCTATGTACATGATTAAGGTACGCGGCCTATTCCCTAAATCACAGGATGGCTTCCTTCTTGGACGTGATGAGGTTGAACGTGCAACGCGGCGGAAAGTCAAGATTGCAAAAGGATGGGGCTGGCTTGCATGTGTGGACGTTGCTGGTGGTACGGGACGGGATAAGTCCGTTATCAATATCATGATGGTGTCCGGCCAGCGAAATAAACGCCGTGTAATCAACTATCGAATGCTGGAATACACAGACGTTACAGAAACGCAGCTTGCCGCCAAAATTTTCGCAGAATGTAATCCTGAGCGATTCCCAAATATCACCATAGCGATAGACGGCGATGGCCTGGGTAAAGCAACGGCGGATCTGATGTACGAGTATTATGGTATTACCGTACAGCGCATACGCTGGGGTAAAAAGATGCATAGCCGTGAAGATAAGAGCCTGTACTTTGATAAACGTGCTTATGCCAACGTTCAAGCCGCAGAGGCCGTAAAATCTGGTCGTATGAGACTGGATAAGGGTAATGAAACTATTGAGGAAGCGTCGAAAATCCCTGTAGGGATTAACTCCGCAGGTCAATGGAAGGTGATGAGTAAGGAGGATATGAAGAAAAAACTCAACCTGCACTCACCAGACCATTGGGATACATATTGTTTCGCTATGCTGGCGGATTATGTTCCCCAGGATGAAGTGCTTAGCGTCGAAGACGAAGCGCAGGTTGATGAAGCTCTGGCATGGCTTAATGAGTAAAAAAAACTTGCTCTAATAAATTGCGTTTTTTGACTGCCGATGTTACATTGAACCTGACCTCTTGCGCCTTGAGGCATTTTCGGTTTATGCTTATCAGGCACCTCATTAAAACGGGTGCCGGGATTGGCCTCCCGCTTAAGTCTAAGGCGATACAGACGCCGCTCGCGTCTTTTTTTGTATCGGCGTACACGCACACCTCTACAATGGTGGGCTGTATGGGGCTACCTTCGGGTAGGCTGGTTACCTTGGACGCCAGTAAGGCCAACTCCGTACAGTCCACCGCCAGCAAGATTGGTCTCTTCTGCGGTGGTTACATACCAACGTCTAAGGAGGCTGCCATTATGGCTACTATCCCTACCCCAACTCATCCTGAATTTATCTGGCGCTTTTACTCCTGCCAGAAACGTCACTATCACTTCGTTATCGCAACAACAGAAGATGAGGCACGTTCTCAGCTTCCGGATGCTCCCTGCATTTTCTCCGCACGCTTTTCTACTGACTCGCGCAATTCTCTCAGTTACTGGTGCCTCCCTGTTAACGCTTCTGTTCAGGAGGGGCTATGAGAACGTCATTAGTCACCCGTGAAGAGATGATCGAGGCAATTGAACCGCACACAATCTGTATCAGCACCAGGGATATTCCCGGTGTTATAGCCAATTACTTCATGATCACCAAACAACTCTACAGGAGAAAGGACAAGAACGCGGTTCACCGTATCCTGCTGTCTGATATCCGCGAATACCTGCTCGAACAGGGGCATCTGAATTACGCAACCGTCGCAGCCGAAACACGCAAGGAGGCACACAGAATGAAAGCTACTAACGTTAAATCAGAAAAAGTTCATGCACCTTCAGTTCAGGAATCAGAGCTGGTGGTTGTTCAAAATCAGCCTGATGAAATTCCCGTTCTGGAATGGCAGGGAGTACGCGTCGTAACGACCGAAACTCTTGCTAAGGGGTATGGAACCGAAACTAATAACATCAAAGTTAACTATACGCGTAATGCTGATCGCTTTGAGGAAGGTAAACATTACTTTCTACTAACTGGTTCAAAATTAAGAGAATTGAAGGACAAGGTTACTCAAAGTAACTTAGTCGCACCGCGAGCAAAGCACCTCACTCTCTGGACGGAGCGTGGCGCAGCCCGCCACGCTAAAATGCTCGAAACCGATCAGGCATGGGCATTCTTTGAAAAACTGGAAGACAGCTACTTCCGGCAAAAAGAACAGCAACCGGTTGCAATCCCCCAGACGCTTCCAGAAGCTCTGCGCCTGGCTGCCGAGTTGGCTGAACAAAAGCAGCTACTGGAACAGAAGGCCCACCAGCTAAATCAACAACTGGTGGCCGCAGCCCCCAAGGTCGATTTTGCCGACCGGGTATCAGTAGCTAAAGGGATCCTGATTGGGAATTTTGCAAAGGTTGTTGGACTTAAGCAAAACGCGCTGTTTGCCTGGTTACGGGAGAACGGCATCCTGATTGCGTCCGGCGGACGTAAAAATGTGCCGTTCCAGCAGTACATCACCGCGGGGTATTTCACGGTGAAAGAAGTGGTGCTGGATGATGAAGATGGCTACCAGATACGGTTGACGCCTCAATTAACGGGTAAAGGCCAGCAGTGGTTAACTCGCAAGCTACTTGATGCTGGCTTGTTAAAACCGGTGGCGGCTGAATAATGGAAGAATGCCCGGTTGATGCCGGGCATAATTTATTGCGCGCTTTCGGGGTTGTCGTTTACTGGCTGCCCCTTCTTGGTTTTACGGCTGCGCGTAACTGATGCGGCTGACTTAACCTTTTTCTCTTCGCGAGTGATGGCAATTTGTTTTTTTACATTTTCAATATCTGCCAGGCGATATATTTTTGCTTGCGGCCAGCGGTCGCAGATGATCGGTTCTATGGAGTCATAAAGGCTAAATTTTGCTTTTTCGAATTCACCGTTGATGATAATTCCATCACGGAGAGTTTCATCGCAGATAAACACGCCACACAGTGGCACATGGTAACTAACTGATTTACCATCATTGTAGTTAGGGCTACTGGAAATGTAGTGGACGCGCAGCATTGTTTCGCTAAAGCCGTGTACGCGCATACGGAATTTTTCATCCTCCGGGTACTGCTTCATTAGCTCTTTTGTTGCTTCCAGGTTCTCTATGTATTTCGCACTGTGCTCATTGATCCCCGCGCTTTTTTGGATGCGAATGTCCTTATCAATCAGATGAATAATGCGGCCAGCGGTCATGTTGACGCTGTTCACAGCTTCTGTCTGATAAGTTGTAACCTTGCGAACACCGCGAAGGATGTTAGGCACTGGATATAAAATAGTCTTTGGGATATTGAGGTCTGGGTACTGTTCCAGTTCCCGCGCCATTAAAGTCCATTTATCAATTTCAGCCTGAATGCTGTCAGTTTCTTTGAACGGTAGAACGACAACCGGGCGTACAGGACGACCGTCGCTGGCTGTATCAACGTGTTGGGCGCGTGCAACAGCTTTTTTTAGAAAGAGATCCCTGAAGCTGACGAACTCCTGGTACAGTTGTTCGCCGTAGACATAATTTATCATTGATCCTCCTCCAGAATTGACATGGTCAATAACGCCCGGCTGAGAAAACCGGTCATTACTGACCTATATTATAGAGGGATCAAACAAAAATAATAGATTTATTAGTGCATTTATTGTGAGTCTAACTGGTTAGTTGCCATGAGATATTCGATTGTGTCAGTGAGGTCATCCAGGTCGTCTTGGGTGATGCGGTACTCCTGATTGGATATCTTTGAGTAGTGTTCAGCAATGGCGCGGGCAGCGTCGGTTTCGGCAGGGTCTACAGATAAAGCGTTAGAGCAATGTCTAACGTCGTCGATGGTTGGTTGAATGAAAGCCATAATTATGCCTCACTGTATTGACAACACAGAGCCTGAAGCTCTGACCTACTGTTTCACCCATGATCCATGCTGGGGTAATCTAACAACATTGCGCTGTGTGTAAGATGAGCAATGCATAGCTGTAATGCCGTTGTATAAGGTTTCCCTGTTTGCTCATTTCCTTCTGAGCCGCTCTACAACGCTGAAGACACATTAAATAGTGAATCCAAAGTCGTATTACGTAACGGCGGCAAAACTATAATTTATTAGAGCAATTGTCAAACAACTATGAAAAACAATCCAGTTTTTAGCTGGTGGAGTGGGATTTTTCTCTCAAAATTTATTGCTCTAATAATTCTTGATTTTTGTGCGCAGCTGGACGTAAACTCCTCTTCGGACCTGATAACTTCGTATAGCATACATTATACGAAGTTATCTTAAGGGTTATTGAACATGATCAATTTACCTGTAAATCCATACAGCTTAATACCTTATCAGGTCAAATAGTGATCACTTGATCATTTGATCAAGGTTGCGCTACGTAAAATCTGCGAAATGTTGGCAGTGTTAGTGCTCCAGATTTCGCGTAGCGCACTTAGCACCACCAATCAATCAGAGGTGAAAAATGGGATATTCAGCTGCTAAAGTGTCCACTCATCTTGAGCTTGAGAAAAATCGTGGTTACTGGCGGGCGAAAGGGTTTGATCGTGATAGTTGTCAACTGTCATTATCGCGCGGTGAAGAAAAGATAGAACGCAGTCGCGGTCGTTGGCGTTTCTATGACGAGAACCATAAACAGGTAAAGGCAGAGCCGATCCTGTACACTTTACTTAAAACCATTATCTGAGTGTCAAATGTCCAATTTACTGACCGTACACCAAAATTTGCCTGCATTGCCGGTCGATGCAACGAGTGATGAGGTTCGCAAGAACCTGATGGATATGTTCAGGGATCGCCAGGCGTTTTCTGAGCATACCTGGAAAATGCTTCTGTCCGTTTGCCGGTCATGGGCGGCATGGTGCAAGTTGAATAACCGGAAATGGTTTCCCGCAGAACCTGAAGATGTTCGCGATTATCTTCTATATCTTCAGGCGCGCGGTCTGGCAGTGAAAACTATCCAGCAACATTTGGGCCAGCTAAATATGCTTCATCGTCGGTCCGGGCTGCCACGACCAAGTGACAGCAATGCTGTTTCACTGGTCATCCGACGGATCCGAAAAGAAAACGTTGATGCCGGTGAGCGTGCAAAACAGGCGCTGGCGTTCGAACGCACTGATTTCGACCAGGTTCGTTCACTCATGGAAAATAGCGATCGCTGCCAGGATATACGTAATCTGGCATTTCTGGGGATTGCTTATAACACCCTGTTACGTATAGCCGAAATTTCTAGGATCAGAGTTAAAGATATCTCACGTACTGACGGTGGGAGAATGTTAATCCATATTGGCAGAACGAAAACGCTGGTTAGCACCGCTGGTGTAGAGAAGGCACTTAGTCTGGGGGTAACTAAACTGGTTGAGCGATGGATTTCTGTCTCTGGTGTGGCTGATGATCCGAATAACTACTTGTTTTGCCGTGTCAGAAAAAATGGTGTTGCCGCGCCATCTGCCACCAGCCAGCTATCAACTCGCGCCCTGGAAGGGATTTTTGAAGCAACTCACCGATTGATTTACGGGGCTAAGGATGACTCTGGCCAGAGGTACCTGGCCTGGTCTGGACACAGTGCCCGTGTCGGAGCCGCACGAGATATGGCCCGCGCCGGAGTTTCACTACCGGAGATCATGCAAGCTGGTGGCTGGACCAACGTAAATATTGTCATGAACTATATCCGTAACCTGGATAGTGAAACAGGGGCAATGGTGCGCCTGCTGGAAGATGGCGATTAGCCATTAACGCGTAAATGATTGCTCTAATTCTTTGATATTTATGGTGACATGTGAGAAAGGATTTCAACATCGACGGAAAATATGTAGTGCTGTCTGTAAGCACTAATATTCAGTCGCCAGCCGTCATTGTCACTGTAAAGCTGAGCGATAGAATGCCTGATATTGACTCAATATCCGTTGCGTTCCCTGTCAAAAGTATGCGTAGTGCTGAACATTTCGTGATGAATGCCACCGAGAAAGAAGCACGGCGCGGTTTTGCCAAAGTGATGGCCGAGTTTGGCGAATTTTTGGGGCACGTTGACAAAGCCCTTTCAATCAGTTCAGCAAGGTCCAAAGCGTTAACAGCTTCCATGCTGAAATAAAAAAAGCCTGGCAAGGAGCCAGGCTGCACAAAAGAGCGGGTTTGTATTCCGCATCCAATCAATCAAGAAGGAGTATAGCACACAGGTACTGAAATGAAAAAATGTGATTCGCGATAAATAACTTTAATTGCTCTAATTGATTGCTATAATTGAGCCGCAGTTTTTGTCAACTACGAAGACGTTGCCATTACTTCACTCCTTGACATCATTGGCGGCCATTAGGCCGCCTTTTTTTTGCCATATGAAAACAATCGAACAAAAACTTGAACAGCGCCGCGAGTGGCAGAAGGCAGCCAGAGAACGAGCGATCGGCAACGGGAAAAGTTGGCTGACCCCGCCTGGCGAGAATCGCAATATCAGAAAATGCGGGATTCTATCGACCGCCGTATCGCTAAACAGAAAGAGCGCCCACCAGCCAGCAAAACGCGGAAAAGTGCGGTAAAAATAAAATCTCGTGGCTTGAAGGGGCGAACACCGACGGCGGAGGAACGGACCATCGCCAATGCTCTTGGCACTCTCCCCTGCATTGCCTGCTACATGCATGGAGTAATATCTGAAGAGGTGTCTCTGCACCATATCTCCGGTCGTACCGCGCCGGGTTGTCACAAAAAGCAATTGCCCCTTTGTAGATGGCACCACTAGCATGCAGCACCGGCTGAAGTAAGAGAAAAATACCCCTGGCTGGTCCCCGTTCATGCCGATGGTGTGGTTGGAGGCAAGAAAGAATTCACCTTGCTGAACAAGTCAGAGATGGAATTGCTGGCTGACGCCTATGAGATGGCAAACATCATGCACTAATAAATATATTATTTTTAATCTGAAATAATTGACAACTGACAAGTGACTTCAGTCAGAATCATCACATGCCCGGTACGGATGGATCCCTTTTCAAATATTCCATGGACGGCACAGTCTGAGTACCGGGCGCTACCTTCAGTTGTATTGCTAAGCCGCCGCTGGTGGCTTTTCTTTTTTATAGGGGGCGCTATGGATAAGAAAATATGCGTTGTTTCGATGAGCGTCGGTAAACCGGCGTCAATGACTGCTGCATGGATCAACAACGAGCTGATAATGGCTGAGCGGACCAGCTACCCTGAACGCCGCCGCGATATGGAACTCCAGCTGCTGCGCGAATTGCGAGAAAAAGAGGAAAAGGGTTTTATCGTGCTGGTGGAAGAGGAAAACAGCTTTATTACCGGTCGAGTTGGCCAGCGTGTAAGGTTGCGCGATCCCTTCATGAACGGCAGGCCGGTACTAATTGAAGCAATGCAGATTTACAAGGAGTTGGAACGCCAGAAAGCGATCAAGTTACCGCGCAAGGAATCCGGCAAATACATCCTCCACCAAAGCATCTTCGATTCCGAACACGATAAAAAAGGCGATGAGTTTTTCAACATCAACTGGATCGAAATAACGACAGAGCATGTTCTGACGTTGTTATGCTGCTTCGCAACAGAATACAACAACGTGGTAAGCGCAGACTACATCAGGACAATGACAGACACCGTTACTAAACAAGACAACGAATATTCACCATATGAGCCATTTGTAAATATGATAAAAGCATTTTATCGGATGGAGCTCACTAAAGTTCCTCTGACCTGCCCCCACGATTAGATACAACACTCAGTTAGTAACGTCGGAATCTTCATTCTCAGAATGACCCTTTCTCCAGCCCGCTGCAAATTCAGACGG